CCCTGTCAAGGTGGGTGGTGAGGGTTGCCACCTCTCTCTTTTATAAGGAGGAGAGATCCCCTTGCATACGCCGCTGTTTAGAGCGAGCGGGTTGCCCGGCGCTGGGCCCGTTCGCTGGCCGTGCTCGCAAGCATCAGGCCGCTTAGTACTCGTCTGCGGGTTCGAATCCTTCGAAATAGGTCACGCCGCCTGTGTTAAGCAGGTCTGTCGCGCGATGCCTTGTATCGAGGGGCTCGAATGTTGAGGTGCCAGCCGTGTTCTTAACGATCACGACGCGGTCAAGATTTGTCATCTTTATTCCGCCCAGGTCTTTCTCTGCAAGCTCATTGATGAGGTACAGGATTGTTCCAACCCGGTGGTCATACGCCATTGTCGAGTTGACGATGTTAAGGCTCTCGATCCCTAGGCTGGAGTATTCCAGCCCAAGGGTCGTGTTTCTCCGACCGTACATGTTGATGTCGTACTTGATGGTGACCATTCCAAGCCCGATGCTTCCAACCAGGTCATTGATACTGTCGAAGATCGTGAACACCCAGTCACCGGTGTCGGGCATATCGAGCATGTCAAGCTTGTACTTGCGCTGCATGGTGGGTTCGTGGCTGACACATTCGCCTGCTGACCAGACGCTAGTCCACACGGCGCCGGTCTTTGATTGATAGTAGCGCGTTGCATCCTGAAAGCCCGTTGGGACATTATCAGCTGTATTGCGCGTGCTCATCATCAGATTGCCGGTCGTCGTCGATGGACATGCTGGGTAGTAGCAGATCGACATGCCATTGATCGAATACGCGATCCATTGCTTGGCAAGCTTGGCAGCTCGTGTGCCGACCCATGTGAGTGGGTTGCATGAAATGACCTTCTGTCGGTAGGTCTGGTTGCCCCGATCGAAGTTGAAGATGTACTCTTCTCCTACGACCTGGGTGGCGGGTTCACCGTTCTCAGTGAATGCCCGCTCGACGGGGGGAATGGTGGTCATAGTTTGACCGAGAGACATCGGCATCGACCTAGGGATTATGTGCCGGCCCGCATTTCGGGCTCCACGTAGTTGTGGTCTCGGGGCATAATTCCTGAGATTGTCGATGAGGTCGTCTATGAGATTCCGAATAGACTGGAGGGCCGTGAGGCCGAGGGGCTTGAGCAGCTTCTTAATGAGCCACTCTTTAGCTCCTGTGGTTAGGCCCGGGTCTTGGGCGAGAGCCAGTAGATTCTGGCGTGTTGGTGCGCGCGCGAGTGCGCGCGTCTTGTTGCTAGACTTGCGTTTTGGCAGCTTAAAGCTTGTGCCCACTGGGGATCAGTGGGCCACCCATGCTACAACCACTGAACAAAGCGATCGTGCATATCACTCAGGTCTGGGTAGGTCTGATCTATGAGGAAGTTTAGCTCGGCATTATCGATGAACCAGTTACCTTCCAATATCTGTCTCTCGATGTCGAGTTGCGCTCCCACACTTAGCCCAAACATTTGAGCGTATTCTTCCCTCGTTTCCATCGAGGGTTGCTTCCACGGCACTTTCCCCATGAGATGCAAGAATTTCCCATGTATCTCATGCGCAATGCCCAAAACTTCTGCTTCGTTGTGTTCCCACCAATCTAGCGGGACGCGTCCTGGACGCCCATACTTCTTCGCGAGAGCCCAATAGATCGGGCTGCCACCTACTTCATAGCCAAGGGACAGGCAGATCGCTCCAAATAATTCTTGTTTCTTACGCAAACTTGCGTGAACGGGTAAATGGAATGACCACCCTAATTTGACAAATCTGTAGAGGTCAGTCACCGTAGTGCCATCTCTTGTCCAATAGCTACTACAGAAACCTGCCTCCCCGACAGGCTTGTCAAAAATGAACTCAATCTTAAAGCCGAGCTTGAGAAAGTAAGCGGGATCAGGTTTGATGGTTGTACCAAAGATGCCATCATCCCCTTCCACCATGCCGACGAGGTCGACACCCATCTCATTCGCCCAATAGGCGAAAATCAGCCAGTTAGTGAGCCCGTTGCCCAGGGAGGTGTTCATCTCCCCGGACATCCTTGTGCCGGAAACCCACGCTTCGAACGTACCTCGCCGGCCACATAGATGGTTCTTTCCGGCGAGCGTGTCCATGAATTTCTTCGGTAAGCCAAAATATCGATAAACTTCGAACTCAATGGCCTCCATTATCTCTGGTCTCATAGATGATTCAAATCTGCTGAAATCAGAAACAAACTGGACTGGGTAGTGGGCGAGCATGTCCTGGATCACACCAGGACGGTCGGTAACACGAATGTGCTTGGCGAACATTGGTAGTTCATACACGAATCCTTCCATCCATTTGCACCATGGACCGAAGATTGACTTGAACTCATCACAACGAGAGTTGATCAGGCGGGGGTCTTTGTAAGCTGAATAACACTCTGATTTTAGGAAACTGCGGATGTAATGATGTGGTAGCCCGGTGTTGACCATGGCTCTGTCGTGTGCCATAGCTAACTCTTTCTTACGATTGAGCGAGTATGGGCGATCCTCGAGCCATTCTTCAAAAGGGGGTGGCCCCCCCTCTATTCTGAGGTTTTCCAGGCACCAATTTCGAACGAACTGCTTGATGGAAGAAAGAGCTTCGGGATCAATAGTGTCGGGGCCTACGAGCTGAAGTGATCTGTAGCGCGCCGCGCGTACATAGTTCTCAGGGTCCCGATTACAAGGCACGCACGGGGTGCGCCCCACTATTGTTGGTCCGATGTTCGTCATTCTTCCACGCAGCTCCAAATCCACAGCTGGGTGCGAGGTGCAGGTTACGTCCATTTTCTGCGGAGGAGGGTCGGACGCGCTCATTACCCTATCTCGCTCCCGGTACCCGCACAACTGGCCGGGAGCGAAGGTCTTCAGTTTCGCATGGGCTTGATGCCCATGCGGCTCTGCCGCCACAGATAGGCAGAGCGGCTCAAGAAAGCAGCCAAACTGGTGGACTCAACGAGGTCTGGGTGGCTCTGGAAAGGAACCTTGACAGAACCGATGATCCCAATGATCTTTGCAAACGTGAAACTGTCAGTCGGGGCTCTCTCGCCTGCCGATCTTGACATGCACACAGCGTACCACTCCCTCACAACTAGGAGTTTCCAAACTCTCTGAGCTTTAGTGGAGTAATTCTTGACCTTTACAACACAGTACGTCGGGTCCTGCTTTGGCATCGCCCGTACATTGGTTTCGAGAGGTCTCACGACCTCAACACGCACTGGGAGGCCGTCCGGGTCTTCAGCGTCTATGACTATCTGATCACTCGGACGATATACTTCTGGCCATTGGTCCAAGTCGGCATCAGCGACGGAAACCCGCCACCTGTCGACTGTACCGTTGACTGCATAGGTAAGTAGTCTGCTGTGGTTGTATTCACGATACTTGATCGTGGGTGATTCGATACTGTTCGAAAATTCGGCAGCATCGCCGCATAGTTGCTCTATACCAGCCCGCATGACACTGTCCCTTGGGATTGCACTCAATAGACTTGGGGTGTCAACACGGACATAGGCGTCGAGGGTTTTCCTTGCGACGGAACGCCGTTCTGATCGATGCTTCTCCATCTCGGAGTCAATAACATTGGATTTTCTTTTCGGCCCGCCTGATATCACGCGATGTGACAAAGTGGCGGCGGCCACACTCGCTCCAACTGCCGCGAGTAGTTTCATGATTGGGGTT